ATCTCTTGGAATAAACGAGAACGTCTGAGCTGATGTAGATGTTGTTAGTACAATCATATTCTAAAGACGTAGATTTACACGAATTGTTTTAAAAGCAAAAAGGGCAGCCAAAGCCACCCTTCTCACACGCTATGAAGAAAACGATTATGCAGTTACGATAGTCGCCGTACCGAATGCAGTAATTAAAGTAGCTTCTGAATTGACATCAATTAGATTAGCGTAGAGCTTCTCAGTCCCAACAAAAGTCAAAGTGTAACCGTTAAGGTCACCCATTGCAGTACCATTTGAAGCAGTTGCAGTAGTCAATTCCATTCCGTGTTGTAGACCTGCAAAAAAGAATTGGTTGTTGCGGTTACGAACAATAATGTGAGGACGTCCGTAAGCAAGTAATTTAACTGACTTGTGAGTTGTAGCATCTTGCTTCTTCAAAGTCATTGTTAATGTTTGCTCTGCGAAAGTTGTTCCGTTCTCACGGCTTGAGTTGTATACTTGCTCAAAAGAGTTTGTTCCTTTAAGTTCGTATTTGTAGAGTGATGATACACCTGCTACCGAGTCGATAACGTCAACATTGACACTATCATAAGTGATACTTGTGTAATCATTAAAGTTAACGAAGTAAACTGCATCAATGCCTCCTACGGCATCTTTACATACGTCCAATCGTCCATTTGCTAAGTCGCACATTTTTCTGAATTTTAATAGGTTATAAAAAAGGGAGGGAAGTTTTTTACCGCCCTCCCCGATTATTTAAGTTCAGCTAAGATTAGTTAGCAGAGTTTGTGATACCGTAAGTAACGATGTCTTCAGCAAAGCCGTATTTAGCATCTGCGGTGAAACGCATAACTACACGAACGTTCTCATCGCCTAAGATGTCTGCAGTATCAATAACTTTAACAACGTTCATATCGTTCATCAAGCCTGTAGCAAAGTGAAGGTTAGAAGTAGTTGAAGCGATACCTGTGTTAGCAGCAAGACCGTTAGCCATAAAGATTGGAAGACCATCGAAGCTCAAAGAACCGTTAGTGTACCATTGAGTACCCAAGTTGTTAGTACCATTAGCACCAAGACCTGAAGCACCGAAACCACCTAAAGCACGGATATATGCTTTAACGATGTTTTGAGAAAGGTACAATTTCAAATCAGCTTGTCCGTACATACGAGCAGGAATAGCGTCAACGATTTTACCCAACTCAGCGATAACGTTAGCAGCAGTTACAGTAGTACCTGCAACCTCTTGAGCAGCAGGAAGAGCTGCATCAGTAGTCAATTGGGTCATAATACCTGCGAACTGACCTGCAGTATTGTTAACACCTGTCCAAATAGTTGTCTCCATAGAAGCAGCAACATTGGCAGAAACGTAAGCGATAAGATAATCTTCGAAAGATTTAGGAAGAGTATCGAATGCAGAGTAACCCATCTCAGCAGCTTGCCAAGTAGAGTGAAGGTCTTTCTTACAAAGAAGTACATTTACTTGAAACTCCTCAGGATTGAGAATACGCTCAGTAAGGGTAACTGTACCGCTTGCGCTGAATTCGCAAGAAGCATTGGCAATCAACGTATCCGTAGCGAATTTTTGAATTACTTGTTTGTATTTAACATTCGGGTGAATTGTTAAACCACCTTGCTCAAGGGTAGGTGCAGACAATAAAGCTGCAGCGATGTACTTGCCTGCGAATTCGCCTGCGTAAGTAGTACCTGTAGTAACGGGATTTGGCATTTTATTAAGTTTTTATTTGTTTAATTTTTCAAGAATAATATCCATTGTAGTTTTGGTGCGGCTCTTAGCGAACTTGTGCATCTCCAATGGTTTTGCGTTTTCAGGATTGAAAGAAATTGGCTTAGGCTCTTCGCTCAATTCTACAGGTGCAACTTCTTCTGCAACTTCAGTAGTTTGTGCTGAAAGTTTTGCTTTCAATTCTTCGTTTTCCTTTTTAAGTGCTTCCATTTCGCTGAAGAAAGATTCTTTAACGATAGACTCAATGATTTTTTTTGCTTGTGGTGCAGTCTCAGTAGATGCAACTACTTCTTCTTCTACCATTGGAGCTTCAGCCTCAGGAGCTTCTACTTCTACTTCAACTTCAGGCTCTGCAGCTTCACGAACGTCAGCGATAACACCTTCTTCGATAACTACAAGGATGCGCATATCTTCTAACTCATACTCTCCGATTGGAAGTGGGATGCGTTGTTCGTCTTCCGTTAAGATAAATACAGGTTGACCTGCTTCAAATACGTCTGCTTCAAGTGTAGATACTCCGTCTGAAAGGAGCATAGTTTCCAACTTCACTTCTAAACCTAAAAGTGTGCGGACTTTGTTTAAGATTGATTTTTCGTTCATTTGTTTAGATTATAAAGACATATACTTATTTGCTGCATTAATAGCAGAGTTGACTGAAATGCCATTTTTAGAAAAGTCACCCCATCCTTTGATGTCTCTTTCAGAAAGACCTAAATTTTTAGCGGCAGCAACTGCTTTCTCATACAATTTATCTTCAGCTTGCTGATATTTTTCAGCGTTTGGATATAATTTCTTGACGTTTGCTACTTGCTTTTGAAACTCGGCTTGTAATTTATTCAATTCTACCTGAGTTTTATCTGCCATATCAACGGCATCAAATAAAGCATTAGAAATTTGAATTGCTTTTGTACTTGCAGCCGCAATGTCTTCAACTATACCTAACTCAACACGCTCTGAAGCGAGTTCTACATTTGCTTTGTTAACTTCGGCTATCTTAGCCATTGTGCTTTTCATTGTGTTCATAATCAATAGACGTTTTAATTTATATTTGTTTTATTTTTAAGAAAGGACTACTGTTTGTGTCTTGCCTATTCCCTGAGCTTGTAAACTACCATCGCAGCACTTTACGGAGTATGTTCCGTTTTCACATAGGCAGCCTCTTTTGCTTCCTGCTCTTGGACTTGACTTGCTTGGTGTTTTAAATTTGCTCATCTTAATAGGTCTTTAAGTTGTTGAATTACCTCTTGCTTCTTTTGTTGCTCTAAAGACATTTCTAACTTGTCAGCGAAGTACCCCTCAATTGAGAAGCCTTTAACTTTTCCGTCTTTTACGTCTTGCCATACCTCATCGTTGTCAACCTTCATAGAAATCATCCACGTTCCTTTTGGCAAACTGAAGCCATATAATTGGGATTTATCCGATTTAGGGTCGTCAATTAACCAAGATTCAACAACAGTCATTCCTTTAACTGCGTCCTTGTGTTCGTAGGTTGCGTTGGATTGGTTTCCGTTTTTAAAGAATAACTCCATAGCTTGACGCACGGTGTCTTCCGAGAAGTAGATGTAGTATTCCTCTTTCTTTGCGTTTACACGATAGATTTTCTTGTTAGGAATAAGAGCAGCACCCATTAAGATACGCTTCTCTTTGTCAACTTCTTTCAGTTCTACTTCGTGTTTGGATAGGGCTACAAAGTTCTCCTCAATGGCAGGAGATTCAACTACACTCACGGCATCAATTCCGCTTTGTGCGTCCTTTTCGTCAATGATTAATTCAATTACTTGCATATTTTTTAGACGTTAAATTGTTACAATGTTGCATTTTTGACTCGGTTTCGGTCGAGTGCCTGAGCCGATGTTACCTCTCCTGAAACTACATAAGCCTGCATTGGTGTTTGCTGAATTTGTGCGAGCTGATTCATACCTGAGTTACCGACTACGTTAAACGATGGACTCATTGAACCAATAGAGCCAAGACCACCGCCACCACCTCCGCCACCGCCATCAGATGGATTTGTTCCGCCTTCAAATTTAGTTTTAGCAATTTTAGCTACACTCGCCAAACCTGTTGCAAGTGCAACACCTGCCTCAATAAATTGCGCACCTGTTGCTAACTTCGCAGGGTTACCACCTGCCGTTAAAGCTGCGTTAACTGCCACATAAGTGCTTATAACTGCTTGAGCAAGGTTTGCTGCCTTACTTACTTTAAATGCTTTCTTAGCGGATTCTTCATTCTTCTGACCAAAAGTTTCAGCAAGGTCGGCAATAATACTCAAGCCTGTTTGAGCCATATTGATTTGGGCATCTCGCAACTCTTTGTCGGAGGCTTTGATTTTATCGTTTACCTCCTTAGATGTTTCAATTCTTTTTTGGCTTAACTGATTTTCGTATTGCTCAAGTTGAATATCTAACGCTTGCTTTTGTTCGTTGTAAGCAATCTCAGCATCTAAACGGGCTTGCGTTCCTTCTTTATGTAGGTCAATTTGCTCTTGAAGACGTGCTAACTGTAATTCTCTTTCCGTGTTTGCAATCTCAATTAGCTTTTCAAGTTTTTTCTCTTCGTTTGTAATAAACTCAGCACTTGCCTTTTCTCTTTCAACGGCTAAATTCACTTCAGATTCAGTACGAGCTTTTAATAACTCATCGGCTTCACGTTGTAACGCAAGGTCATTTGCTAACTGCTCAGAGCGCAAGCCTTGTATTTGAGCTAAGACACCCTCACGATTGGCAAGAGCTTCAGTAAGTGCAACCTGATTCTCCGTGTTTTTGTTCTTGTTGTATTCAAGTTGAGCTGCTTTAATCTGCAAGTCAGCTTGTGCCAACATTGCTTTCTCCTGCTTATTTAAAACATCTAATAATTCGTTATTAGCTTTCTTACGTTCATCTATTGAGTTACGTTCTTCGTCACGAATTTGTCGGATTGATTCAGCTTGACGGTCATACATAGAAATCTTACTAATCTCCTCAACACCTTTTATACCTAATGTAACTACCTCTCCAACTGCTTCACCAAAGTTATCGTAGATGTCCTTGCCTGACTTGATTGCTTCTTCTCCGACTTGTTTTAAATCCTTTTGAGTTTGCTTAATATTCTTGCGAAGTTCCTTAATTGTTTTTGGGTCTTTATCTCCAAAGAAAGATTTTTCCCAAACTAACTGAAGTTCTTGTATTCCTAATTTTAAAGCATAAAATCCTGCTTTTAATGGGGTGAGCGCAATGTTTAGAATACCGCCCATTACTTTACCTAAAGCATTAAATCCACCTGTTGCGGCAGATGCTGCTTTAACTGCGTTTATAATCGCTCCTACAGTCTGATTAAATAGAATTGATATTGTTTCAAGTACCGCAGAGAATGTTCCTGCCGTTTCTGAGTTGCTTTCAAATGCTGATTTAAGACCTGCTAAAGCACCAATAATAAGTCCAATACCTGAAGCCTTTAATGCAGTACCTAATCCTTTTACTGCACCTCCAATTTTTTTAAAACCACCTGTTGCGCCATAAGTAGCAGAGTCCGCACGTTTTACGGCAGCGTTTAATTCCTTTACCTTATCGGTAGAGTCCTCAATATTGTCAGCAAGTCTGCCAAAGTCTTTTGCTGCGTCGTCTGCATTTGTGTCTACGTCAATTTTAATCTTTCTTGTTTCCGCCATTTGTGTTACGTTTAAGTTGTTTGATTGCTTTCTTTAGAGACGTGTGTAGCTTGTATTTTCCTTTGGCAATGTCTATGGCTTCCGTGTTTCCGTAGAAGTCATCTAACTGCAGCATTGTAACTATTTGTTGTATCATTGGAATATGTTAAAGAATTCTTCACTCGTTGTACCATCTAAATAACTATAAGTAATACGAATTGTATAAACCGTGCCTGCTGAACCTGCAGGAATACCTATCTGAATAATCTGCGAACTTTGTACAGGATTAACTGAGAATGTTACGTCCGAGTTTTCACAGGCTAAATCAGCCTGATAAGCTCCGTTAGGTAAGTTTACAGGATAGTTCACATCACCACCTGCAGTAGCAGCTTTTGGAATAGGAATAGTTGAGTTTATTACGGGTCTAAAATCCATTATCAACTGAAAGTCTACATCTCCCGTGTTTAGGTTGCTCTTCATTTCGTTAATGATGTAACGCTTGTCTCTAATAATTAACCTATCGTTAAGCTGAAGGTTTGTTAGTAGGCTTGTAGGTAGGTTCGTCTTTACGTTGACCAATCGTTGCTTCAGATTGTAAAGGTTGTACAAATAGCTGAAGTAATACTGACTGAACTGCGTATTTTGAATTGGGTACTCCAAAAGCGTTGAGGTCTCAGGTGAAAAGTTGAGCGTGATGTCTGAGTTGTTAAATTCTAAGTCCTGCCCGAATGGAGTGTAAGTTGTGATTGTAGAGTGACCACCACCATCGTTTGCGAATTTAATATCCGTTGTTTGGTTATCGTATTGATACAATAAAACAGGCTTAGGAATGTACGGAGAAAACTCACCATTAAGCGAGTAGCCGAGTTGTAAATCCTGCGTGCCGTTGTACTTAGTTTGCAGTAAATTCTCGAAAGGAACTTCTATAGTAAACTCGCCACCATCGTAATTGTATTGGTAAGTAGTATCTCCATAGCTTCGATTAAATGTCTGAGAAAAGTTCTTGTTTAAAAAGCACTCGGAATCTTGGAATTTAAACTGAATCTTTTTGTAAAGCGGCATTCGCTCCATTTCGATAGTAGTCACGTCCGTGTGCTGAGAGATGTCTACAATTGCGCCTTTGGAATACCAATCATCTAACGGTTCGAGCCAATACTCATTATCTACAAGCGAGTAAATAGTCATATTGAACATCAGCATTATCCCCTTTAAGAACTCGCCTACTTTCATATTCGGAGCATTAGCGGAAAGGTCTAAAACTAAAGACATAGCTAAAGACGAATAAGTTATAGTAAGGTAATCAACAAGCGAACCTGTAAAACTTGAGTTTAAATAGCTAACTTCATAAACTAAGTTTGAGTCTATTGTATTAGTTCCTGATGTCCGTATTTTTATAGTGTATAACGCATCTAATCCAACTACTTGAGGCAAAGTATCAAGAGTATAAGTACCCGTTCCTGAGCCTACAATTGTGTTGAATAAGTTTCCATTTTGGTATACGTCAATGTAATATTCAGTTGCAGTTGTTGTAGAAGTTACGTTGTATTTTAGATTGTGAAGGAATACACCTGCTATTTCTTGAACGTGAATAGTGTTAGTTGCTGCCGTGTAACTTTGCGTTAGGTCGTAAGTAGTAAATGTAGGAACAACCGTAGTCGAAGTTAAGTCATAGCCGTAAGAAGTTTTTACAAGCGTTTCCTTACCCTTAAACCACAAGAACAATTTAGTAAATCGCTCATCAGTTAGGAAAGTTCCGTTGAATGTGATTCCGTATTTTGCTTCAATTGCTTCAAGAATCTTAGTTACCCTAACTGCAGGAAACAACTCATCTTTATTTATCGCTCCTGAAGTAGTGTGAATATCATTTTGAGTTAAGACGTTTACAAGCCAATTTGGAAAAGGAACGTTTACAGGTGTACTCTGATACTCCCAAATGCGATTAGACGTGATTAGCGGGTACTTTACATCGTAAGCATTGGTATTGTCTTCTATTCTTAATTTAACTTGCGCAGAAGTAAAATTGTGCGATAGTGCCGTGTAGTCTAAATCCGATAGTAAATCCTCTCCAAATAAATCTTTAAGCGTTACACCTTCTCCAAAGAACGTGATTTTGTAAGCCGATGGTTTGCCGTTCGAAACT